CTTATATCTGATGCCGCAGTATTAGGCTTTGGTGCAGATAAAGATGTAACATTTACTCACGTTGCAGACACAGGTCTTCTTTTAAACAGTACAAGACAAATACAATTTAATGATTCAAGTCAAAATATTGGTGCTCCAAATGCAACTACATTAGATATCAACGCAACTGATGAAGTAGAAATTAACGCAACTTTAATAGATGTAAATGGTAACTTAGATGTTTCAGGTTCAATCGTTGGTGCAACTACATTATCAGCAGCAACAATAACTGCAACTACTGCTTTTGTTCCAGATGCATCTGATGGTGCAGCACTTGGTACAACTGCATTAGAATTTAGTGATTTATTTCTTGCAGATGCAGCAGTTATTAACTTAGGTGCAGACCAAGATGTAACGTTAACACACGTTGCTGATACAGGTCTTACATTAAATGCTACACGTAAATTAATGTTTAATGATGCAACACAATTTGTTCAAGGTATTAGTGCAACAGTTTTAGGACTTGGTGCAACAGATGAAATCGACTTAACTGCAACTGCTATTGATATAAATGGTACTGCTTCTGTTAGTGGATTATTAACAACTGAAACTGGTTTCAATGCTGGTGTAGTTACACTAACCGCAACTGGTGCTATTACAGTAGCCGCACATGCTGGTAAAATATTAAATATGGCAGAAGTAGGTGGTAACGCCGCTTGTACATTTACATTACCTGCAGCAACTGGTAGTGGTGCAGTATTTAAGTTTGTAGTTGGTGTTGTTAACACATCAAACTATATAATTAAAGTGGCTGACGGAACTGATACAATAGATGGATCAGTTATTGTCGTAAATGACACAGCTGATGGTGGAACTGCATCTGTTATCTCTTGGATAACAGCAGCAGCAGATGATACTATTACCCTTGATGGCACTACAACAGGTGGTGTTTCAATTGGTGATTATGTAACCCTTACTGATTTAATTGCAGACCAGTATACAGTAGAAGGTCATCTAAATGCAAGTGGTACTGAGGCATCTCCATATAGTGCAACAGTTAGTTAATAATTAACTGCTAACAAGCATTAAAAATAAAATTATAATAGGACGACCTTTAATTAGATCGTCCTATTTTTTTATGACGTGCAATAAATACAGTATGAGATAAGGGGTAAACAATGACATTACAGACGATTAACATTGGCACAAATCAAGATGATGGAACGGGTGACTTACTCAGAGATGCATTTGATAAAATTAATGATAACTTTACAGAAGTTTATACTGAACTAGGCGGAACTGCACTTAGTAATATTACTATGAGTGGCAGTACTATTAGTACAGACACATCAAACAGTGGCATAATAATTGATCCTCAAGGTACAGGAACTATATCACTATCTGGCAACACAACTATTACCGGGACTGCTACAATTTCTAGCACACTTAATATTAGCGGTGCAACCACAATGACTACATTAGGTGTTAGTGGTACAACAGGAATTGATGGCAACTTCGATATTGCTACAGACAAGTTTAAGGTAACTGCATCATCTGGTGATACTGAAATAGCAGGTACGTTAGCAGTAACTGGTGCACAAACATTTACTGGACAAACTAACCTAGATGGGTTATTAAAAGCAAACGGAAATGTTGATTTAGGTAATGCAACCTCAGATACAATTACAGTAACAGGAAGAGTAGATAGTGATCTCTTACCTAGTGCAAACAATACACATGATTTAGGTTCCAGTAGTTTAAGATGGGATGGTGCTTTTTTTAACACTATGGATGTAACAACATTATCCACTGGTTCTACAACCTTTGGTAGTATTAATATTGCAGGAAACAAAATTTCAAGTACTGTGTCTAACGCAAATATTACACTAGATCCAAGTGGAACAGGCAGTGTTGAAGTTATAGGAAATATAACTTTAGCAGATAGTGGAGTTATTTCTTTAGGCGGTGAAGGTGATTTAACAATTACACACGACGGCGATAATTCTATTATAAACGACACAGGTACAGGTAAGTTAATAATAAAAAGTAGTCAAGTTGATATCCTTGGTGGTACAGACGGCGGCGAATCAATGGCAACATTCGTTGATGATGGTGCAGTAACTCTTTTTTTTAATAATTCTAGTAAACTAGCAACAAGTAATACTGGAATTAGTATAACAGGCAATTCAGTAATTTCTGGAAGTGCATCCGTAATTAATCAATATACTGGAACAATGTACCTAGCAGATAGTGCAGTTTTACTTTCAGATAGTGCAATAATAACTTCAGACCGTGATGGTAATGTATTAGTAGGTAACGTAAAAGGTGCGTTGACTGGAGCAGTAACAGGCAATGTTACAGGTAATTTAACAGGAACAGTATTAACAGGTGAACAAGCCTCGATAACTACTGCTGTTAATCTTACTACAACTGGTGCTTTAAACGCAGGAACTATTACATCTGGATTTGGTGATATTGATAATGGCACAAGTACTATTAACTCAAGTGGTAACGCACAACTTGGAAAAATTAACGTAACAGACGCAGATAGTACTAATTTAAATGTAGATGCTAATACAAGCACTGCTGATACTTTTGCAGTAAATCTAAATGTTATAGGACATGCCACACTTGATAACTTAACTGTAAGTGGACAAATTTACGGATTTACTAGTACTGCTACGTTAAAAACATTAATTGCGGCAAGTGCTGATTTTGCTGATTTTCAGGCTAGATTTGCTAGAATACAAGATTAATATAGTTCTATAATAGTTTTTATCTTATTAATAATTTCTTCAGTTTTAAAGGTTGAAAAAACACCTGGATGTAAAGGCTTAGGCCATCCTTGTATATTTGTCCATGCATATCCTTGATGTTCGCAATTTAGTTTGGGTATAAACTCTTCTTCAACAACAGCAACATATGTGTGATATTCGAAGCCTTTTTTACTATTTGTAAATTGATCAATAGGTATTAGTTTGCGAATATTGGGTGTTTCGCCAATTTCTTCTTGAATTTCTCTGTAAAGTGCATCGATAAAATTTTCTTCTTTTTCAACTTTTCCACCAGCAAATGCCCATGTACCGTTAAAACTACTATCTTTTCTTAGTAAAAATAGAAATCTTTTTGTTGAACTTGAGAAAAAAACTGCACCTACACTTTGCTTTAGATTACTATTTCCCAATCGCCTGCCTTGTATTCGCCTTCGTAACTTTTTACCCAAGCACTTCCGGTCCATTTATACTGTATGCTTGTGTGAGTATTAGTAACATAATGGATTCCAGTATCAGTACTACTATCAAAAACTACATTCCATGAAGATCCATTAAATTGAATAATATCATTTGCGCCTGCTATAAGATCATTTCCAGCACCATCTTGCCATGCGGTTGGACCATCTGTATTTGTACTGGAACCTATTGCTCTTAGTATTAAATATCGTTGACCATCTGCATTTGTAGGAAGACCTGCTCCTGGTCCTACTCTTAATGGATTAATAATTTTTGTTACTGCTGGTAAGTCGTTTGTCGGAATAGTATCAGCATCAACAGTAAATAATAACTTAGTTTGATCACTAGGATGATGTGCAATAGTACCTACAATTTGTCCAGTTCCAAAGTCGATTCTTACTTGACTTATACCTGACTGTAACTGTCCGTATTGATTAATCACTGCTCTCCAACTAACATCATCGGTGCCAATTTTTACAGGAGGATCTAATAACGGATCAGTAGGATCTATTTTATTAGTTGTACTTTCTTGTCTTTCTAATAGTGTTAAAGTAGTACCTAACAATAATATACCATAGTTCATTGGAGTAAATTTCAATCTAGAACCTAGTACTACATCACTATCTATAATTCCGTCATCGATACTTCCACTTTCGTCGAATATACTAGCAACAATTTTACTAACAACTCCAAGTTTTTTAACCTTACTAGGAGGAGATAACCAAATAGGAACAGTAAATTGTAAAGTAGAAACATCAATCGAGTCGTCTGGACCAACTGGAACCGCTCTATTACTCCAAGTAGTACCCATTAACTCTATATAACTTAAACTTCCCCAGTCTAAGTAATTGTCTGTGCTTTGTATTTCTAAACTTGGATTAAAAAGTACTAACATCTGCTCTAGTAATTGGAGTTTCTGTGTAGTATTACTAGTCCATACATCGACGTTTATAGTTAAAGTATAAGGAACTGGCATTAACCGTTCTATAGTAAATGCATTTCCTTGTTGGTTTGTGTATTCTCCAGTATCTTCGTTATATCTTCTCATACGGATATGACGTTTGTCAACGTGTGACGGATCTTGTCTTCTTTCTGGATTATATGTAAATTCGTTAATGTAACAACTAATCATTGGTGTAGGAATAATTTTATTCTCACTGTTGTCTCTAATAATACTAGATACCATCCTGGTTGCATCTCCGTACTTTACAGGAACCGTTACTAGAGTTGTATTTCCATCTCTATCTTTTCCATATTGGACTTGGAAATTTGAAAAAGCACGGATAAACTGTAATAGAAACCTTCTTACTTGATTGTCATAGAAAAATTGCTGGGCCATTAAATGTCTTCCTGTATCTCAAGTGCTTTGCTTAATGCTTGACGTTGGTTAATAACTGTATTATCATCCTGAGTTGTGGTTGCAGTATTATTAATAAATCCTGATGTTAGACTTGTACTCTGTCCTGGAGTTGGATTACTTCTCAAATTATCTTCTACTTTGTTCCAGCGATTACCATTATATCTAAAAAGTCTATTAGGTAAAAAGTCTAATCTTAAAACATAATTTCCTTCGGTAGGATCTGAAGGAAAACTAGTACCCATTGTTATTTCTTCACCATTAGGAGCAAGTCCGTCGCCAACAAGATATCCACTATAAGACTTGCTATTCTCAGGAGTAATTCTTGCACTATCTGCAGTTACTAACGTGCTATCAATACTAATTCCTGTTCCTGGAGCATTAATATTTGAAGCATCAGCAGTAACCAATGCAACACTAGCAATTTCAGTATCAGCAGTAACTAAACTATCAGCAGTAGATATATTACTATCGGCTGCAGTAATAGGACCGTTGTCACTAGTGAGTAAACTATTATCTGTAGTAACTCCTATATTAGCCGCACCGCTATCAGCAGTAAATCCTTTAGGCTCCTCAGGAGCACCAGTTACTGGATCAGCAGGAACGACATAATACTTACTTGTGTCGTATCCGCTCTTAGGAACTTCTACTTCTGCTTGTTCAACTACTTTAGTAGTAATCTCAAGTTCTTTAGTATAGGTACTAAGTAGATCTCTTAGTGTCTTATCTGTGCTTTCGCCTGTGTTATCATCAAGTTGTATCTTATTAAGTATATCATTATATTCTTGACTGTCTACTAATGGAGTACATTTTACTCTCCATAAATGAGGCCACCAAGTTGGAGAGTATCCTTCTGCAGGTCTCGATCCTTCTTGTACTACATAATATCTTTTTAGTGCTACTTCTAAACTAGTATCTAAACTATTATAATCTTTTAAATGAGGCATTTCTAATACGTCACCACTCATTAATCTACGACCTAATATTCGATCCATATCTGATAGGTGAAAAGTAACAAATAGTGTATCGTTCTGTAAAAAAAGACCAAACTGACTTAAATCAAAATCCGTGTCAGCGACATTATATATACCTCGTAAGTTATATATGTCAGTTTCGTACTTACGATCTCTGTTCTCTAAAAATAAGAAATCTTGTATTGCTAAAGGATCATCAGTTGTTGATTGTGGCTGACTTTTATCATCACTAGGACCTTGGTCCAAAACACCTAAGTACTTATGAACATGAACTCCTGTGCCTCCTACTGTAAATTGTTCTTTAATATTTCTATCAAAAAACTTAAAATCGTTAGTATGTGCACCATCTTTCCAGAGGCTGAGTCGAGGCAAAATATTACTCCTATTCTTTATACTATTTATCGGTATAAAAAAAGACTGCCGAAGCAGTCTTTTCTTTAGGGGAGGAAATTTTTTCTAATTAAGTGTCTATTTAGACTGTTTTTTATAAACTTTATATGCTTCGATAGTACTATTAGTTTGAGCATACGGGTTACGTTCAATGAAGACTAACAGTTCTTTCATTGTTAATCCTAAGAATTTACAGTCCTTTTTAAGTACTGTCATTGCACCTTGTAATCCCATTACGCTGCCTCCTGCAAATACGGCTTGCTAAAACCATTACCAAACTCTATATCAGTGTAGTGACTAACATGAAAGTAATCGCTTTGACTGTCTGACTTATCAAACCAATCTGGACCTTTCATTGCTTCAAGCAACTCTAACAAGAACTTCTTCTCAACACCATCATAGTGTGTTTCGATATGATAAACATTAACTTGTCTAAAATCATTTGCATGTCTACCAAACTCAAAAATACCAGTGCTTATTTTAACACAAAGTACCATATGATTTCTAATACTAATAGAACCTTTACAACCATACTTTTTTAATACTGCTTTGATTGCTGGTGCTAACTTTGCTTTTGTTGCTTGACTTACATACGCCATTTGACTCTCCGTTTAATTGCTTGTTTCTAACTATACTTTATAATAGCACATAATACCAAAACGTCAACCGTTTTTAAAAAACATTTAAAATAAAAATAGGTTGACTGATATCGTATAAGTGTTATAGTATGTACATAGTTAGGAAAAGGATAAATTATGATAAGTGATTTAACAAACGATATAGAAATGCTAAAGCAAGTTCAAGTATTAATGAAGTGTTCTACTACAAGGAGAACTGCAAATGAAATACTAAGTACTATCATCTATGAGAAAACAGATGAAGTGCAACGTACTGAGCAAGGTATGGAAGCCTTGCGTATAGCAATGGAGATAACATAAAATGGCTACTAAATTATCTGCCCTTAAAGGCGTAAAACTAATAAAGAAAAAAACTACTACTAGAAAGAAGATGAGTGGTGCTAATGCGTCTCCGAGAGATAGTTACAAAAAATGTACAAACTTTTTTCATTTTGAAGTAGACAACAAAGAATGTGTTACTATAACAAAAGCACATCTTAAAAAGATATTACCTAAAGAAGATTTTAGAGCAGTTTCTAAGTTACCCGAATGGACATTTAGTAGACAACATGTCGCGGCATATTGTTGGTGGGTTGAACAAGGGTTAGAAGCAGATGAAAGTTCAACTGAATGGATGACTAATCATTTTAATGAATGGATTGAAAAAGGTCGTCCTCTTGCCGAAATAGAGAAGAAAGAAGCAGAAGCAAAAAAGAACATATATGTTCCTAATATTCAAGAACGTATCAGAGATGCCGCTGGAGAAATTATTGCAGAAATAGAAGGTGTTGTTGATGGGTTTATCGACAATCCTAAAGGTTTTAAAAATCCTGACATGGTAAAGATGCTAAAGAACTTGAATGTTAATCAAGCACATACCAGACACATTATTAACTTTTACCAAGGATCTTTACAAGAATTTAACTTACTAATGAATCCAGTAAAGTTATCTGCTAATGCAACAGAACAAGAAAAAGACCTAGCAGAACAGTTTAAAGAAGGGTATGCACATCTGTCAAAAGCAGAGATTAAAAAAGGATACGAACTTTATAGAGGTATCACTAGTGCATGTGATTTAATTGTACAAGAGAGTAAAGCAAAGAGGAAAACTCGTCAGCCTAAACAATTAACTTCTACAAAACTTGTTTCAAAACTAAAATATTGTGTATCAGACCCAAAGTATAAGGTAGCAAGTATAAAATCTGAAGACATAATAGGTGCAACAGAGTTATGGGTATTCAATGTTAAAACTCGTAAACTAGGAATATATGTAGCAGAACAACATGCAACATTACAAGTAAAAGGAACAACTTTGCAGTTCTTTGATGCTAACCAGAGCATCTCTAAAACTTTGCGTAAAGCAGAAGATCAACTTAGAGAATTCAATGGCGCAAGTTTATCAAAAAAGAGAAAGTTTATTCCGGGTATTAACGGAGTTGAAACTAAACTTAATGGAAGAATGAATACAGACACAGTATTGCTTAAGGTTTCTAAATAAATACAGTAACAAGGAATTTTAAGCATGGCAGATTTAACCACTTTAAGAAAAGGAATACAAGATTATATATATTTTCGTTTAGGTGGAGATATGGTAGATGTTGAACTAGATCCTAGTCATTACAACATGTGTATTGATCAGGCTCTGCGTAAGTATAGACAACGAGCAAATAGTAGTGTAGAGAGTAGTTACTTGTTTTTAACTATTGTAGAAAATCAACAAGAGTATGTATTACCCGATGAAGTAAATGACGTTAGACAAGTATTTAGACGAAGTGTTGGTAGTGGAGGGTCAGACACAGGCACAAACTTTGAACCATTTGAAGCGGCATTCGTAAACACTTATTTGTTACAAGCAGGCAGAGTAGGCGGACAAGCAACTTACGAAATGTACTTTCAATATCAAGAAATGAGTGCTAAAATGTTCGGTGGATTTGTTAATTTTGAATACAATTCTGCTACTAAAACTATAACACTATTAAGAAAATTTAATGATAGCGGAGAAAAGGTTATTCTTTGGGTATACAATGATCGACCAGAAAGTAACTTACTACAAGATAAACAAACACAACCTTGGATACAAGATTATTCATTAGCATTGGCTAAATTTACATTAGGTGAAGCAAGAAGTAAATTTAGTACTATAGCAGGACCACAAGGTGGCACAAGTATGAACGGCGACACTCTAAAAGCCGAAGCCCAAGCAGAGATGCAACAACTAGAGGAAGACTTGAGAAATTATGTTGACGGGTCAGATCCGTTATCCTTCATAATTGGATAAAGTTTTAAAGTAATTTATGATTATCGGAATTGTTGGACTTATAAGTTCAGGTAAAGGAACTGTCGGCGATATGCTTATCGAACAAGACTTTAAGCACGAAAGTTTTGCCTCAAGTCTTAAAGATGCTACTGCTAAGATATTCAATTGGGATAGAGAACTAGTAGAAGGCATTACTGATCAAAGTAGAATATGGCGTGAAGCAGAGGATAAATGGTGGGGAGAGAGATTAGGTATCCCTAACTTTACTCCCAGACTAGCACTACAATTAATAGGAACAGAAGTATTTAGAAACCATTGGCACCAAGACATTTGGATACTAACTATGGAAAATCGTATTAAAGATGCAACACATAATATAGTAATAACAGACGCAAGGTTTCCAAACGAAGTACAAATGATACGCAGACTCGGAGGAAAGATTGTTCGTGTTAAACGAGACGAGGATCCTGAATGGTGGAACTTGGCAGTCACTGATCCTGAACAAATGCCAGTTTTGTTTCCTGATGTACATTCTAGTGAATACAGTTGGGCAGAGACCACTCCTGACTATCTAATAACTAATAATGGAACAGTTAGTGAATTACAAAACGTGGTTAATGATCTTCTAAAAGATCTCCTTGTACCCACCCAGTCTTAGACAATTCAAAATTACAGTTTAAACAGACTGTCTTTAAATTGCTAACACTTATATTCTGTCGGTTCGAATCAATATAAAATACCACTAGTTGTTCTAGCATAGGTGGTTTAATATCACAATGTTCACATGTTTTCTTTTTTTTATAACCTGCTAACTCCCATCTAGAAGATTTATGTAAAGAAACTTTCTTTTTCTTTCTTCCGCAACTATCACATAGTTTTCTGTAGTAAATCTTATTCTCTCTGTGATAATTTACTGCAACAGGAGTGGTATTGCATATATAACATAACGGTCTCATATATGTATTTATTTAACGAACCTTTAAAGGGTATGTAGTTTTTAGGTGGTTTTATTAACTATTGGATAAATATATTATAATAATATCTTTACATTAAAGGATGAGGAATAATATGGCACTAGTATCACCCGGCGTAGAAGTTACAGTCATTGATGAATCCAACTATGTTGCAAATGCAACAGGAACGATACCAGCAATAATAGTAGCAACAGCCCAAGACAAGACAAGCGGATCCGGAACAGGAACTGCGGCAGGAACAACTTCCGCAAATGCAGGAAGCACATACTTAATTGGTAGTCAACGAGAACTTACTACAACATTTGGTAATCCATTATTTTACCAAACTGCAAGTGGAACTCCTATTAATGGACATGAAATTAACGAATTCGGCTTATTGGCTGCATACAGTTTACTTGGAACAAGTAACAGAGCATACGTTACAAGAGCAGATGTAGATTTAGCAACATTAACTTCTAGTGTTAGTAGACCAACAGGAAATCCAGTAAACGGAACAGTATGGTTTGATATAGGCACTGATACTCGTTGGGGTATATTTGAATGGAACTTAGCTGCAGGAACATTTACAAATAAAATACCAACAGTAATTACAGCAACAACTGATCTTTCAGGCGGTGTTCCGTTAACATCAATCGGTGCTATCGGCGACTATGCTATTGTTGCAACTAACATATCCAATCCACTTTACTACAAAAACAGAAGTAATGCATGGGTACTAGTAGGATCAAGTGCATGGCAAATTGCACATCCAACAATCACTGGAACAATCGCAAATCCTACGTTAGTTAATGGTAATTCAATAGTAATTAACGGCACAACTGTTACATTAAGTGGAACAAGTAGTGCTAACCTAGCATCAAGCATTAACAGCGCCTCAATAGATGGTGTAACTGCTACCGCAGTAGACGGTAAAATAGAAATTTATGCAACTAGTTTAGCAGAGTCTAACGGATCTGTTGCTGATGGTAAAATTATTCTTGCAAATGGAACAGGCTCAATACTTACAGCAGCAGGTTTAACTGCTGGTACATTCGCAAGACCATTAATACAACAGAGTGCAACATATAGTGTTCCAGAATTTAAATCAACAGACACAACACCTCGTCCGTCAGGAAGTATTTGGCAAAAGATAACTGCAACCGGTGCCGGTGCATTACTAGATGTAAGTGTTTTTAATTCATCAACTGCAACATTTGACAGTGTAAGTGTTCCTCTTTATGAGAACGATGTCACTGCTCTTAAGAACTATGATGTACTCGGTGGAGAGAATATAGCAGTAGGTACATACTATGCACAATTTGATGTGTCTGAAAATGATACAATAACTTATAAACTGTTTAGAAGGTTTGCTATTGGAGACTTAGAAGTTACTGGTAATGTTACAACTGCAAGTTTGACTGCTAGTAATACATTTACTATTCAAGCAAGTATAGCAAATAGTACAACATTATCTAGTGCTGTAACAGTTGTACTAAGTGGCACTACATTAACTACACTAGCAAGTGATATTAATGCTGCGAATGTAGCAAACGTTAGTGCAGAAATACTTAGTACAGGTGCTATAAAAATTAAACACACACTAGGTGGAGTGATTATATTAAAAAATATAAGCGGTACTCCATTAACATCTGCAGGTATTGTAGTTGCAATTACAACTGGACAAGTTAGAGCAGGTAATAGCAGTGACTTAATTTTAAGTAACTGGGTTGCTCCNACTTATACTGCAAGTATAACTGTTCCAGACGCAGATCCAGTAAACAATAGAAATTGGTTTCATGGCGGAACAGAAGCAGACATACTGATACAAAATGGCGGTACTTGGAAAGGTTATAAGACGGTAACCAGTGATGCTAGAGGATTTAACTTAGCAAACACAGATCCGTTAGGCCCAATTATGAGTGTAACTGAACCAACTGTACAAACTGATTTAACTGCATTGGTAACAGGAGATTTGTGGATTGATACTAGTGATTTAGAAAATTATCCTAAAATTTATAGATATCAAGTAAACGCAGCCAGTGAAAATGTTTGGGTATTAATTGATAACACAGACCAATTGACGGAGAACGGTATACTTTTTGCAGATGCAAGATTTATGTCAGACACAACTACTGATATAGTAACAGGAACTATTCCTACAATAGTTGCATTACAGAGTCTTAGTGTTGTGGACTTAGATGTTCCAGATCCTACACTTTTTGCTAGAGGTACTTTATTGTTTAATACAAGACGCAGTAGTCTGAGTGTAAAACAGTATAGAAGTAATTATTTCTCAAGAACTAACTTTTCAGATACTACACTTTATCCAACACTTCCAAACGAAAAGGATGCATGGGTAACAGTAAGTGGTAATAGAAACGATGGATCACCATTCCTGGGCAGAAAAGCGGTTAGACAAATTGTAGTAGAGGCAATGAAATCGGCTATCGATACTAGTGAAGCATTAAGAGAAGATAGTAGAAACTTTAATATTATTGCATCTCCTGGTTATCCTGAGTTAATAAGTAACATGGTTTCATTAAACAACGACAGACGCAATACTGCATTTATAATTGGTGACACAAGCATGAGATTAGAAGCAACAAGTACTGCTATTCAAAATTGGGCAAGTAATACTAATGTATCTGCAGATAGTAGTGAAGATGGACTAGTAAGTGCAGATCCTTACTTAGGTATATTTTATCCACCAGGACAAACAAATGACCTTAGTGGAAATACTGTTGCTGTTCCAGCAAGTCATATGATGCTAAGAACAATTAGTAGAAGTGATGATCAATCATTCCAGTGGTTTGCTCCAGCAGGTACAAGACGTGGCTTAGTTGATAATGTAACTGCAATTGGTTATATTAATGCTGCAACTGGTGAGTTTGTTACAGACAATGTTAGAGAAAGTTTAAGAGATACACTTTACTCAAATAGAATTAATCCGATTACATTCTTTAATGGCATAGGAATTTTGAACTATGGTAACAAGACTAGAGCAGCAAGCACTAGTAGTTTAGATAGAATTAATGTTTCTAGGCTAGTTGGATATTTAAGAGGTGTATTACAAGCAACTGCATTGGGATTTGTATTCGAGCCAAACGACAAGATTACAAGAGACGAACTAAAACAACAAGTAGAACAAATCATGAATGACCTAGTTTCAAAACGTGGTATATTTGATTTCTTAGTAGTTTGTGACGAAACGAACAATACTAATACTAGAATTGATCGTAATGAACTATATGTTGATATAGCGATTGAGCCAGTTAAGTCTGCAGAGTTTATTTTTATTCCAATTAGACTTAAGAACACAGGCGAAATTGCTTCAGGCAACATTGCTAGTGCAAGTGCAGTAGTATAACTGTTTTAGACACCTAAAATAACGAAATTAATGGGTGGTACTACAAATACCACCCATTTTTTACGAAAGATATTTGATAAATATTATTATAAAATAACACAGAGAAGGAGGCAGACAATATGTCAGTTTCATCACTAACCAAATTTACTGTACCATTAGACAGTGATCAATCAGCAAACTCGCAAGGTTTGCTTATGCCAAAACTTAAATATCGCTTCCGTGCTTTGTTTGAAAACTTAGGTGTGTCTACTCCACGTACAGAACTAACTAAACAGGTTATGGATATAACAAGACCAAACTTAACATTTGAAGAAATTGAAATTCCAATCTACAATAGTAGAGCATATGTTGCAGGAAAACATAGTTGGGATCCAATATCAGTTAACTTTAGAGACGACGTTAACGGATCAGTTAGCAGATTGTTAGGCGAGCAAGTTCAGAAACAATTTGACTTCATGGAACAGGCTAGTGCAACTTCAGGCATTGACTATAAATTTGTAACAAGGTTTGAAATTTTAGACGGTGGCAACGGAGCCAGCGTTGCTAATGTTCTTGAAACATGGGAATTATATGGTTGTTTCTTAACCAACGTAAACTATAACGACTTAAACTATGCATCAAATGAAGCAGTAACAATTACTGCAAGTATTAGATATGATAATGCAATTCAGAGTCCAATTGGTGACGGTGTTGGAGCAACAGTTGCGAGAGCAATAGGTCAAACTGTAACCGGTTAAGGAGGTAATCCATGACTAGTGTTAACTCATTACTAAACGCCTTATCTCAAGGCGACCAGATAAAAGACTTCCAACATGCATCTCGGTTGTTCATAGATAACAACTACGAGTTGCAACCACGATATAGTAATCTTTTTCATGTTGTGTTTAATTTTACACCTCAGGCTGCATCTTTATTTGATAATATAGACAAGTTAGAAATGAATATGTTAGTTAAGAGTGTTGATCTACCTAGTTTTAATATCGATGTACAAACACACAACCAGTATAACAGACAAGTGCATAGTCAGCATAAATTAAATTATAACCCTGTTAATGTTGTATTCCATGATGATCAAAGAGATCTTATCAGAAGTGTATTGCATACTTACGCAAATTTCTTTTATAACGATAGTAAATACGCCTTAGGAAACGGGGCCTATAGTACCAATGATAGATATAGTGGATATAGAGGCAACGAGTTTGGATTTAGTGATGGAAATCAAAGATTTTTTAAAGACATTAGAATCTATTCTATGTTACAAAAAAGATTTGCAGAATATACATTAATTAATCCTATAATAAATGCTTTTGGGCACGATACTCATTCGTATGCTAACAGTAGTTTAATGCAACATACTATGAACATTCAATACGAAACAGTGAAGTATGCCACAGGATTTGTAAACAACATAAACCCTAAAGGATTTACTGATGTTCACTATGATAATAGTCCAAGTCCATTAGGTGTATTCGGCGGAGGAGTTACTGATAGTATCTTCTATCAAGGTGGTCTTGTTGATGCAATTAATACTGTTACTTCTGACCTAGCAAGTGGAAACTTATTAGGTGCAATTATTAAAGGTTCAGTTATATTTAATAATACAAAAGATGCAGACTTAGGAAGAGTATTTGAAAAAGATTTAGAAAGAGCAGTTGGTAGTATATTGAGAGGTAAGAATCCTTTAACTGATGTAATACTCCCTACTGCGTTAGTTGGAGATAATAACAGGGTTAACACAGGAGAAGGATTAAGTGGAACAGGCTCGCCTGTTGATAGAACTGCTTTGTTTGGTAATAATTCACCATCAGGTGTAGTATCGAGTAACAGAAGTAATATATTTAATACTGCGTTTAATTTAGCAGGATCATTTTTCTCTGATCCTTTTAATATGGGCAACGGTACAGTTGTGCCCAAAACAACTCGTAGTGCTGGTAGTTTTAGAAAGTTAAGTGACGGTGATCAACGAGACTTAACTAATAGTTCTAACACAAAAGCCAGGAAGAAGACTGAGATTGCGAATAGAGTATTGAATCTTACTCAATTGCTTAATAACGACCCCAGTAACTCATCGCTTAAAAAAGAAATATCAGATCTATCCAGACAAGCATCTTTGCAGTTTGGAAAAACTAGTTCTGAGTCAACAGGGTCACCGGCAAGTACAACAACAACAATATCTAGCACAACAACTGATAGCGGAGAGAGTACTTCCACTTCAGCATCATCTTCTAGCACTGGATCCAGTTACATATGATAATCGACTATGAACATTATATGGAGATATTAAAGAAACACGATGAAGAAAGAACTTCGTACAACGATAGATTAAAATATTGGGAAGAATACTGCAAATGACAACACAAAACACTGCTTTACCTATAACAAATATTAACGACAACGTAGATGCAAGAGTCAATGAATTCTTTTCCACACAATTCAGTCCTAAAGGAAAATTTACAGACAATGATTATGAACTTGTTAAGTCGTTTTGTGTCAAGCGAACACCCAACGAACAAGCAGCAGCGGCACTTATTGCTGCGATATTAAATTCAATAAATGAATTAAACCTATATGCTCATGAGGTTATTAGTAAATTTGAAAGTACTGATCCTAGACTTAGTATACCTTTACTTTTAAACAGTAGTAGATTAGGATCGAGTTTATTAGGGTATACAAACAACAAACAAGTACCTGCTAGAGTATCACAACAAGTTAAGGCTTGATTATGGCTAACAAGTGGGCAAGAGGTTTATACGAAATAGCAAATACCAACAAGTATGCTGGACTTAAAAAACCAACTTATAGAAGTAGTTGGGAACATGCTTTTATGCGTTTCTGTGACAATCATCCGAGTGTAATACAATGGGCAAGTGAATCAGTTAAGATACCTTATAGAAACCCATTAACAGGAAAACAAACTATATATGTTCCTGATTTTCTTATTGTTTATCAAAACAAGACTGGCAAAAAACGTGCTGAACTTATTGAAATAAAGCCAAGTGGACAAACAAGACTTACAGAAAAAACTAGCCAAAGAGATAGATTAGCAATAGCAATTAACCATGCTAAATGGGAAGCGGCGTCTAAATGGTGTCAACGACAAGGACTAAATTTTAGAATTGTTACTGAATCAGATATATTTCACCAAGGTAAGAAAAATAGATAAGTAATAATAATGTATAAAACATGTGAATTGTGTGATAAAGAATTTACTTGTAACCCTGATACATCAGGATGGCATGTTTGCTGGTGTCATAATGAACCTAGGGGTAAAATCAACTACAAATATAATGATTGTATTTGTAGAGATTGTTTAAGAGAAACAAATGACAAAGAAATTAGAAGAATTGTTTGACTTAGAAGACGAAGATAATTCAGTAGATGAACAACCAAAAGAAGAACTTACGATAACTCAACTTAACACTACATTAGATAGTGTTAGTAAGATTGATGCCGCATTACCAACTGTAAGAGATTTAGAAACTACAGATGCTGAACTAGATGACATTGCTGAAACTGCTAGACAAACCTTTCAAGACTTAATGGACTTAGGAATGAACGTAGAGGCTAGGTTTGCAGGAGAGATATTTAATAACGCAAGTAGAATGTTAGATACTGCACTGACTGCTAAAACTAATAAAGTTAATAAAAAACTTAAAATGGTAGATTTGCAAATCAAAAAAGCAACATTAGATCTTAAAAATAAACAAAATGCCCCTGATACTCCTGCAGATGGACAAGGAATGGTAGTAGATCGTAATACTCTTCTTAACGAAATTCTAGGCAAAAATGTATAAATACACTATAATAAAGGATGACAACTATGAAAACTTTCAAACATTATCTAACAGAAAGTGACACAACTTATAACTTTAGAATCAAAATAGCAAATATGATTGAAGACGAAGTTATGGATATGCTAGAAGATGCACTTGGAAAATTTGATTTAAAAAGTCTTAGTAAGCCTAAGAAAACTCCTATCCAAGAACATCCAATGGACTTTCAAACATTAACTAATGCAGAGGTTTATATAATGGATGCGGAGGTTAACTATCCAGTTACTGCACATGTGTTATATGAATATCTTAAACATGCAGTTGGCATAGCACCAAATGAGATAGTTGTAATTAATAAAGATCATCCTGAAGAAATCGCTAGAGAAGAATCTTTAGAACAAGAAGGTGAAGTATATACTGCAAAATTAGATGATGCAGAATATAAAGACCAAAAAGAAATTAAAGTTGATTCACTTTACGGCGACAAATATAACGAGAACATGTTAAAAACTATCGAGACTCGTAAATACGAATTTGCAAAAGAAGGAAAATAAAATGCATATGATTGATGTAATGAAAAAACTGTCTGAAATAGCAGAGAATTACGATAACGAAGATATACAAGCAGGTATTGTTGCTGCAGGTAAAACTCATAGTGTAGTTGCTAAAAAAACTGTTCAAGAAAGTGCTGTAAAAGACATGATGCAGGATGTCGAAGAGGGCATGACTAAAGCAGAATTTGCAAAAAAATATCCTGGCATGGCAGATCAGTATGATGAGATCAAACAAGAAATTAAAGATAAAATGAACGAAAGTGTAAACGAAGCACCTGGTGGACAAACAATAAGTGAATCATCAGCCGGAGACGCAGTTAAACAGGCATACGATGCAGTTTATGAATTTGTAGGTCAATATGATGATGCAGCACTTGAGTACTTAGACGACAATGCTCCTATGTTTAGCCAGATGTTTGAAAAATATGAAGATTTAGATGTTTTAGTAAGCAAATTAGACGATGCTACATTAATGCAATTAAAAGACGAATTAGATTCTGTTGCAGATGATTTATCAGATGGCGTTTTAGAATCTGTAAATGAAGTGCATGAAGATGTAGAATCTGATGAAACAGAATTAGATCGTATGCTTTATTTAGGTGGTGTTATGGGTTCAAGTAGTAACAACATTATGATTAAAGAAAATAGTGAAGTTCCAGTACAAGAAGATAGAAAAGATGATATGATTTCTTGGGTAGAAAAGTATGAAAACTATATTGGCAGGAATGGTGATAGCCTTCCAGAAGGTTACGTTCAGTGGGCGATGAATAGTGGCATCGCAACAGATGCAATGGAACAAGATGAAGTTGACGCAATGATAAAAAAATACGGCGAAGATAAATTTGAAGACGACCCAATGTCATTTATTGATGAAATGCCTATTACTAAAGCATACATGCAAGAGTTAGAACAAATTACAGGTACTGATGACATTGAAGACAATGCTGAAATGATTAGAATGTTTGTAGAAAGTGCGACTAATGAAGCAAGTGTAGAAGAAGCAAGTGTAGAAGTTCCAGTACAAGAACTACAGGACATATTACAATTAGCAGGATTTGAAAACTATGCAGAAAAGATCGAAGAGTATGCTAATGAGCCTAACGAAGAATACGGCGATTCAGAAGAACAGATGGTTGGTTTAAGTGGAGGACTAAACGGTCCTAAGACACATTATCCAGCAGCCGCAGGTGGAGACAATCCAATGAATGTTAAACCACTTAAGGTTGATGATGTTTATGAAAGTTTTTATACAAAATATGATAAATTCATTGCAGAACTAAACAACCAAAACAAATAATTAAAACATAACTCAATAGCACCGTTAGGTGCTATTTTAGTGACTAGATTAATAAATACTATGTGCTCACCAAAGTGTGAGACTTATGGAGACTAAACTCTGTAGACCTAGGACGTCGTAAACTCTAAAGGAGAAAACAAAATGGCTTTAAGAAAAATTCGTGGCAAAGTAATTAACCAAGCAATTGGAGCACACACAGGAAAAGACGGAGACTTGTTCTTCGACGATTCCACAAACAGTTTTAAAATTTCAGACGGATCAACAGCAGGTGGTGTTAGATTACTACAAGATTCTGTTGTTCAAGCCAGTCCAACTGGACTGATGGGAGCAAGTATAACTGCTAAAACACAGTTAGCAAACGGTAGTGATATATTATTGGCTGCAGGTACACATTATATGACACCGGCTAATGGTAATGCTATGACTGTAACTCTACCAACATATGCTAATTCATCATTAGGTGATGTTATTATCCTTGAATACCATGTGTTAGGAAGTAACGGTCAAACTATGAAAATTGGTACTGCTAGTCAGTTTTATATGGCTAAATCAGCAATATACAAACCAGTTGGCGCAACAAGTAGTTTAGCAGGTCTAAACTTCGCAGTTGATCTCGCTGATGGTACTGCTGATGACTTTGCTAATTTAGTTGGATTAACTAATGCAGGTCCTGGTGTAGGTAGTTATGCTATCATCACTTTTAACGGATCAGTTTGGAGATTCGAAGCAAGATTAGAGAGTTCAGGAACTTCTGTCGTTAACGGCACATCAGTTTTTGCACAATCATAAGATACATTAATCTTAAAAAATACTTTATTAAACGGTGTCTATTTTTTAGGCACCGTTTTATATTTAAATAAAGCAAGGAGCAGAAAATGGCTATAATTGAATGGGTTAAGGCAAGAACAATAGAAAGAACTTCGTGGGACGGAGCAGTTATAATTGCAATTAGTGCAATAGCATTAATGGCAACTCCAATTATTAAATGGGTAGCAATCGCAGGATTAGCATATGGTATTTTTAGTATCTATAAGAAAGAAGACTAAAATTAAGTATACTAAGTACTAGTATGAGCAAAAGTTTAGATGGCGTATTAATAAAAAAAGCCAACCAGCAAGAAGTATTTACAAATGAAGAGATACTTGAATTTGCAAAGTGTACAGATTCTGCAACCGGGCCTTTTTATTTTTTAACAAACTATTTTAATATACAACATCCGGTACAAGGTCAAATAAAATACCACCCATACGAGTATCAAGAAAGATTACTACAGACATATCACAATCACAGATTTAACATTAACATGTTGCCTCGTCAAACAGGAAAGACTACTACTGCGGCAGGTTACTTAT